ATTAGAAGCTAGACAAACAGTAGATATAAAACCATTGACAGCAGACATTGCCATTAACAAAGCTGAAATAGCAGTATTAAATGCTAAAGTTAATGAGATGAAAGCAAGATCAGATAATCCTCTATCACAATGATACAAGAAGCACTACTATTGGCTTTGCTAATAGGAGTTGTAATTATTGTAAAGCCTGAATTTTTTAATTGGTTTTTTTATAAAATAAAAACCAAATACCTAAAGCCCGAAGTTAGTATCTTTGAGCTTTTAACTATAGTGTTGATAATTTTTATTTGTATTAAGTTGTTAACATAGGAGAAATAGTTATGTGTAGTAATGTTCCATACACACTTCGTGAAATGGAAATTATACATGCCATCTATACTATTGATAAACATGCCAAATTTCGCATTAAAGATAGGATTGAAACTAGACAAGACTACCTTTATGGTGCTATAACTTGGGAAGATGATTATTTGCCGATTCCTTGGAATCAGGTTGAACAAAAGATAGATGAGCAGCGACAAGAAAACAGACCTTATTAATAGACCTCAACACTATACTAAGGGAATTGAAACAATCGAGTACATTCGTAGCTGGTCTATGGATTATGTTCGTGGGAATATCATAAAGTATGTTACTCGTTTTCCATATAAGGGTACTCCTTTGCCTGATTTAAAAAAAGCAAAATGGTATTTAGAATACTTAATCAAGGAAGAAGAAAAGAATGGCGATAATAAATAAGGGTGGTAACTTTTCTAATGTAGATATTTTGCAATTAGATAGTGATGGGAATATGTTAGCCTGTCCAACTTGCGCATCGACACATTTAATTAAAAGGGGTAAAGATAAACACATTGTAGGACAACCACAAAGGTATGAATGTAGAGATTGTGGTAAAAAAACAAACTCTCCAAACAAGATTAAAAACTTTGAAGTAGAAAATAAATTTTATGATGAAGAAATATCAACAGAAGATTTAATTAAACTTAGAGTTGATACTTTTAATCGTAAAGAGAAAAGAGAAAGAAACGAAGAATTTTTAAATATAAGAATTAAAGATGATAAACCCATCGGCCTTTATATTATGGGCGACCCTCACATTGATGATGATGGTTGCGATATGCCTAATGTTATCAAACATTTAGATATAACAAATAAAACTGATGGTATGTATGCTTGTAACGTAGGTGATTTACAAAATAATTGGGCAAGAAGAACTAAATTAGAAGGTCTTTGGGCACAACAAACTACATCAGCAGAACAAGGTTGGCAATTAACTGAATGGCTTGTTAGATATACTAATTGGATATTTATTGTAGCTGGAAACCATGATATGTGGAGTGGAGATGGCGACCCTTTAAAGTGGATTACAAGACCTTTAAAGACTACATACGCACCCCATAACATAAGGGTTAAACTTAAACTACCCAAACATAATGTAAGAGTAAATTGCTCTCATAACTTTAGAGGTAATTCAATCTATAACACAGCACATGGAATAGTTAGACACGCAATATTCAATTCAAGAGATCATATTCTTATGGCAGGTCATACTCACGTTAGTGGTTATATGCCTGTTAAAGATGCAAACTCAGATATAACAATGCACTGCGTTCAAGTTGGCTCATATAAAAAATATGACAACTTTGCTAAGATGTTAAACCTACCCAATAAAATGATGTCACCTTGTGCAGTAGCAATATTTAATACAAGATTGCCTGACACACACCCTGACTTTATTAAGATATTTTGGGAAGTCGAGGAAGGAGCAGAATATTTAAAGTTTCTTAGGAAGTTAAAATGAAAGCTAAACTTGTTTTATTACATTGGAAAGATGCTGTAAGCCCTACTCATGGGTGGACAGACATTAATGAATTAGAAACAGAGTTAGCCGAGTGTTGTTCAGTCGGCTTCATTGTAGAAGAAAATGATAAAACAATCACAGTTGTATCTCATATTACAGGAGATAAAGAAAGTACTGATATTGATGGATCATTAGTTTTAGATAAATCATGGATAATCGAAAGACAAGATTTAGTAATTTCTTATATGCCTGAAAAAGATATAGGAGAGATAGTCGGTAAGTGGCTAGAAAAACGTAACGAAGCCAATTCAATCTAACAAAGAGAATATTATGCCAAAAAAAATAAATAAAGAAAAAGAACAAGCATTTATAGATGCTTTCTGCGAGGGTGAAACTGCCAATAATGCTGTTCAGTCAGCAATCAAAGCTGGTTATTCTAAAGACATGAAAGGAATAAGAAGTATGGGTAGTTATCTTAAAAAGAAATACTCAAAAGAAATTAGAGAAAAGAACGAGGAGAGAATTACCTCGACATCTGGTCTAGCCATATCGGTATTACAGGATCTATTAAAAAGTGAACAAGATGCTGTTAGATTAAATACAGCTAAACTGATCTTGGAACTTGGAAACTTCTCATCACAAACTATAAACTTAAATGTAGATAACACTCATCAGAAATCAGATGATGAATTAATCGCTGAATTAAAAGATTTAGTTAAAACAATTCCTAACTTACAACCTAAACTGCAAAATCTAACAGATGTAGATGAAGAAAATAATCAAATCGATCCTAACGAGCAAGAAGATAGTAAAAATATTGTTAAGCATTAAGGGTGGTAGGTAAGTATGCCAAGACTAATAAACGTGGCTTCTAGGGGTATGTATGGAGTCGAATTTTAAATAAAATCTTTTAATTTACCCACTTTTATTAATATTGGTGTTTTTTCACCTATATAAGCAGAAGTGATGTTATAAGAAATATAATCGTAGGAATCTTCTTTTGTCATTTGTTCTCTTGTCATTAATATCTCAGCAATCTTGTCAATATCATAAACTAACTTTGACTTAACAGACTCTTCAACACCTATTATGGCATCATCAAACCCATCTATTTTTAATAACTCATCACCATTCATATTTTGTATCATGGTATAATCCTTTCTCTGGTTTTTTCTGTAGCTTTCTAACTTTAATTTCGGATTCTTTAAAAGAAACTGTCTCGGGTAATCTTTCTGAATCAGCGATTACTTTCTCAATAGCCTGTTCTTCACTCTCAGCGCCCACTGATCCTGAAAATGTAAGTGTGACTCTATAACAATAATAATTCTTTTTCATAAAACACTATATTCTAAAATTTCTTTTATTAAATTTGGGGGTATAGCCCCTCTCAACATTGCATTTTTAATCCCCTGTGTTCCTGTCTTAGCTCCTCTAGGAGCAGATTCGTGGCAAGACATTCCATTCTTACAACTCTTGGCGACCATTTGCCAAGTAGAATTGTTAGACCATATATCTGTGGGTTTCATATTTTTAAATCCATACTGACAATAAGTTACTGTAGCATGAGGATAAGGAATTAGGTCAAGTTTTCTTAACATGGCTCTAGGGTTTTCAATATAAAAATATTTAGGATTTAATTCTTCTATAATTTTTACAGTTTTCTTAACCATATTCATAGCCTTAACTGTATTTTCATTCTTAGGAACTCTATTAGGATTCCAATGGGTAGAGAAACTAGCTACACTAAATTTCTGGCAAGGTGGACTTGCCCAGATAATATCTGGCTCATAATCTCCTAACATAGATACATCAAAATCCATGATATCCATAGTAAAATTAGCATTAAACTGATCTTCATTATCTAATGTTTTAGTTTCATAACCAAACTCTTTAGCAACTTTACTAAAACTTTTTGTGCCACAAAATAATTCTAATGTTTTCATGTATCACCTATTTTAGCTAAAGATTCTTGTTCTAAATCATAAAGCATTTCCATAATTTCTTTATACCCTCGCCTTATCTTTCCATAAGTAGCTTTCTTTACAGTCATTATCTGGCATCTGGTAAAGTCATCGTAGAGAAATAAGCCCTCGTTACAATGCAAACATTGCTCAATGGTTTTATTAAAAGTAGTATAACCCACTCCATTACAAACAGGACAACTTGTCATTACACATTCTAATATGGCACAGTTTACTATCTTTTCTAAAGTCTTTTTGGGGTGTTTAAATTTAATATCTTCAAATATTTCTTCTGCTTTTGCATAAAAATGGCTAAATAATCTATTCATAGCTGAATAATCGCTAAGATATTTCATCAAAAGAAAGTCAGTTTGATTTTGAGTAAGGTTTGAATACGACAATATGACCGATATATCTTGTGGTGTAATAGCATCATGGGATTTACCACTGCCTACACTAGACATATCAAGTGATTTAGGCAACATTTTAGATAACATTTCAGCTTTGATCTGATTTTCTCCTGTGCTTTTCATCTTTAAGCACAAAAAACCAAACACAATCGTTTAAGGTATTTAACTTAACATCATCAATTACTCTTTGATAATGCAGAAACAAAACCAATACATCATTGTTTGATAACTCTTTTACATATTTTTTAATTAATGAGGTTTCAATTTTATCTATAGTTTCCATATTCTGTATTTTTCTCTAGCAATCGTTCTAAATTTAACTTTATACCCTTTTCTCCAAGCATAACCTCTCACAGCATCCACAATTTTATAGCTATCTGTAAGGAACGATTCTCCTGGGTTCATATTAATCATAGCTTGTATATATTTATCATACTTACTTTGATGAGATATGGGTATATTTTTCTCAATCTCTATCATTTTCTATATACCATTTGTATAATTCTTCTTGTGTTCCATAGTTTTTTTCAAATTCTTTAGGGTTTCCATGATACTCAATCATGTGATGTTGGTAACATAAGGGTATAAATTTATCTGATTTTAAACCCATGCCTGTATTTACTCTTAAATGATGTATCTGTGGCTCACTCCATATTCCATTCATTTTACACACAACACACCCAAAATTAATGGCTCTTTTATACCTTTCTCTTGTTTCTTTATTCGGTTTCTTTGCCATCTTCTTCTCTTAAATAATTTAGTTGCATCTCCCATTTAGACTCTACTAAATCGCAAAAATCCTCTGCATCTTCTTTACC